GCTCCATACAGCGGGCAATCCAAAACGATAGAGAGCGTTTTCGGACGTTTTCAGGCTGAGGTTCTGCATAAGGATTGGAGGTTCACCGGTCAAAATATCACCACCAAAAAGGACACGAGCCGCCCGAATTTAGAGCGTATCGAGGCGAACAAGGATAAACTTTACACTTTGGCCGAACTGAAAGCAGCATACGCTGCCGCCCGGAAAGAATGGAACGAAAGCAAGCATTTTGCTACCGGGGTGAACCGCATCGAGATGTACCAAAATAGCGTGAACCCTGATACCCCGACAGTGGGTGTTCTCGACATGATCGAGATGTTTTGGGTGATGACTGATAAACCCTCCACTTACACAGATAACGGTCTGAAAATAACCATTAAAAAACGTGAGTTTACATACGAGGTTTACGAGGTTCCGGGTGTTCCCGACCATGAATTCCTAAGAAAAAACAGAGGGCAAAAGTTCTACACCATGTACGATCCTTATGACCATACTTCGGTACGGCTATACAAGAAAGATAAAGCCGGAGAGCTGCGATTTGTACGAACTGCAGAGCCTTATATCGTCATCCACCGGAATATTCAGGAACAGACCGAGGGCGAAATGTCCTTTATCCGCCGGAATATAGAGGCGAACACGGAGGATCGCATCGAGCGTCAGGTTGATGCACGTATCATCGAGCAGGCGCACGGCGTGAGTATGGAACAACAGGGACTCAAACGTCCGAAATTGAAAGGTGCAAAGAGCGAAACGGAGCGTGAAATTGAACGCCGAGTCCGCCGGTACAGTCAGGATCCGGAACAGCTCTCCGCCGGTAAGGTGACAAAGCTAATAAGCAACATCACGTTTGACCAGCTGAATGGTGATATCCGCCTGAATGAAAAGAAAGTAGCAGGAAAATTATAATTCTAATATAAAATGAACAGTACAATGACACAGAAAGAGAAAGATGATATCCGTGAGGCTCTCCGGGTATATGCAGCGAAGTATTCCAGCCAAAAAAAGGCTGCGGCAAGTTTGAACGGCGTGTCTGCAGGGACACTGAGTGCCGTGATTAACGGCAAGTATGAGAGTATCAGTGATGATATGTTCCGCAATATCATCGCTCAAATTACTCCAGCAGCTGCAGCCACCGGATGGCAGCTCGTGGAAACGAACTCCTTTCAGGAAATATGGTATGCCCTGAGCGATGCGCAGGAGTTTAAAAAAGTCCGCTGGATCGTGGGTGGTGCGGGATGTGGCAAAACAACGACAGCCACCATGTACGCTCAAAAGAATCATGAGGTGTTCGTCATCCTTTGTGATGAGGATATGCGGAAAGGTGATTTTGTTCGGGAGATCGCCCGTAAACTCGGTTTTAAGACTTGCGGGATGCGTATCCGTGAAATATTGGACTTGGCCATCGAGAGCATCATACAGATGGAAAATCCGCTTTTGGTGTTCGATGAGGGTGACAAGTTGAACGATAACGTGTTCCACTACTTTATCAACCTGTATAATCGGTTGGAGGGTAAATGCGGGATTACTTTCTTATCCACCGATTACATCCAGCATCGTATTGACTGCGGTTTGAACCACAACCGGAAAGGCTATAACGAGATTTATTCCCGCATTGGGCGTAAGTTCTTTAAGCTGGAACCAACCTCCTGTAATGATGTATTTGCCATTTGCCAAGCCAACGGATTGATGGATAAAAAACTTATTGCAAACGTGATCGATGTGACGGAAAAATCGGAGTTTGATTTGCGATGCGTGAAAGATGCCATTCACCGGGAGAAAAAGGTGGCGGCAGCGAAATAGTATAAAAACCTGTTCAAACGCTGGTTGAACGGCGTTTGAACGTAATTCAAAAAGTATATGAAACAAATTGTTTTACCACTCGCAAGCCGGTTCCCGGCAGGCCATTTGAAAAGAGGCCAGCTCACCGGCTTTCCTGAGAAAGTGATTAAAGGAACCAAGATCCACACGTTTCGTGAGGATCCGGGCAAATGGGCGTACAACATGGAGCTTATCAACTCCCATAATGCGGAGCTATCTATCCGCCGGTGGATTGGCCGTCCTTATCATACTCCGCAGCTGGAGGTGAAAAGGTTGAAAAAAATCGGTATCCAGCAGGTGCAAATGACATGGGACTCCGATGTCGAGCAGCCGACCGTTTTCATAGACGGAAAACGTATCCTAAACGTGGAGCAGCTGGCTGCTAATGACGGGATGACTCTCGATGATTTCGTGAGCTGGTTTTTTAAGACCTCCAACACATTCGAGGGAGTGATTATTCATTTTACAGATTTCAGATATTGATTTATGGCACGGGCATTATCGGTAACAGAAGCAGTAAGCATGAAGAAAGAAACGCTCAAGCTGACAGGCGCATGGGCGGACGCTTTCGGAGAGCCTGAACGGATTGGCGTTTGGTTTATTTGGGGCAATAGTGGTAACGGGAAAAGCAGCTTTGTCATGCAGCTTTGTAAAGAGCTGGCAAAGTTTGGGCGGGTGGCTTATGACAGCCTCGAAGAGGGTGCGAGCCTCACCATGCAGAACACGCTCCGCCGTTTCAACATGGCCGAGGTAAACCGCCGTTTCCAGCTGCTTGACTGTGAGCCGATGTCCGAGCTTGGTGAAAGAATGGATAAGCATAAAAGCCCCGATTTTTACGTCATTGACAGTTTCCAATACACCCAAATGAGCTATAAAGAATACATCAAATTTAAGGAGGCGCACCGGAACAAGCTGCTGATTTTTATCAGCCATGCAGATGGCCGGAACCCTGATGGTCGGAGCGCAAAGAAAGTGATGTATGATGCCGCCCTGAAAATTTACGTGGAGGGGTTTCGGGCTTTCTCGAAAGGCCGCTTTTTCGGCTCCGTGGGGCATTTTACAATTTGGGATGAGGGTGCGGTAAGATATTGGGGAGATAACGCTTAAAACGAACGGAAATGAGTAAAAATAATCAAGTTATAACGATTTCGCCTCCCATGTTTATCGGGGAGGGAAATCAGAAAGAAAGTATCTCCAGCAAAGGCCACCGGTGTAGCTATTGCCACGGTAACGGTTTCTTTTGGGGAGAGGAACAACGGGAACGGGTGAAAGTTGATTGCCCGGTCTGCAAAGGTAGCGGTAAACTCGATGCCGTGATAACTATCGAGTGGAAACCTGCAAAATAGAATGAACGATGGAAAAAGAAGTACCTGAAAATATATTGGCGAAAATTAGAAAGCTGCTCCGGTTAAAAGAATCCGCCATAAAAATCGGATCCGAGGGAGAAGCCCATGCAGCTGCGGAGGCTGTAAACCGGCTGCTGACATCCTATAACTTGTCATTGATGGATGTTACCCCGGAAGAACAAAAGAATATGATATCCGTGACTGAATCGGAGAAAATAACCTATCAGGACACGTATGGGAATATTTGGAAAAGGGATTTGTTGCGGATTATATGCGAGTATAATTTTTGCCGGATTTTGTTGCATGGAGGTACGACTTACATGGTGGTAGTCGGTACACGGGAAAATGCGGAAGTTGTGCTCTCGCTTTATAATTACTTGAGGTCTGTATTCCGCCGGTTGTCGGTAGAACGTTGCACCGAGTATGTGGCTACCCGCAGAGGGTATTACCGGACAAAGAAGTTTAAACGGAATTATATAAAATCTTATTTGTTGGGATGTTGCACCGGTTTGCGGAAACAATTTGAGAGCATTCGGAAAACAGCGGAGGAAACCGGACTGATGCTGTGTCACAACC